GCTACCTGATGGTACGTCTACATCCTTCCATTCGCCCGGTTCTATGGGGGTGTCATCCCCTTTAATCCGTAGCCCGCGAGCCTTTAGACCCCCCGGAAGGTTAGATAGGGTACCAGCGTCCACAAGCTGCCGTATGATGGATGTTCCCGCTCTAGCGTAACCACCAATGATGTGGATCAGTCCAAGGCCGTAGAAGCCAAATCCGGGAATATACACGTAGTGTACGAAATGCTGCCGTTTAAGCATTAATTCGTCATCTTCATCCCAGTTACGGCGAATGGCTAGTATTTCACCAGATCCACGCTCCATAGTAACAATATAAGGTTTTGCTACATCATCTTCGTCATCTAACCCTTCGATTGCTAAAGTTGCGTGAATTTCATATAAAGAATAACGATCATCGTCTGTTAAAGAAAATCCACCATCTTTGGCTTTAGCTTCTTCAATATCAGTATGAAAAGACTCTGGGTCTCCTAAATCAACATCGCGGTAGAATCCGCTAAGTTGCAGCTTGCGCATGTCGTTTTTGGTTTTGCGCATAACATGAGTAACGCGCTCGGCAGCTTCAATGTTAGACGCTCCGTAAGGCACGATAACGTCTTCTGCTGGGACGTATATCGCTACTTGTCTACCCAAGTTAGGATCAAAATAAACCTTCTTAAACGCTGATCCTGCGAGTCCTAGGCTATATAGCATACGCTCGTGCTCAGGACGATACTCGACCATGTTCTCGGTCAGCTCGTAGTTCATGTCGGCTTTTACACGTTCCGCTGCTTCTTCTTTCTCTTTAGTCTCTTGACCTAGTATTTTTACTCGTACTGGCCCAGCAGCAGGGAATGTTTCACTCATTGTCTCTGCTTGAAATCTTATTACTGCTTCAGATAAAACAGTAGAATTAACACCACAAGCGCCTTCCCAAGGCTGAGTTCTCTCTTCGTACTTAAACCCAACTAAGTCTAGACCCTTAACGTAAGTATCTGTCCACTCCTTACGGCTATCTACGTCAGAAGAAATTAATCCTGCTAACTCGTCAGCAAGTACTCCTAACAAATCTTCTTCTAACTCCTCGGCAATATTACTGTCAAAACTACCGCTTAACGACTCGTTTCCGGGAATTATGGTAATTTCTACGCTACCATCGGACATAGTTACCATTTCAGGGTCAACTATCTCAATCTCTAGTGCCTGATCGACTAGTTCCCCTTCCACTGCCTCTTCTTCTATGCCCTTGGGGGCAGCGTATATGCCTTTCTCAATCGCCATGATTTAACCTCTTAGTAGTAGCCGCTACTACGCCGCTTGAAATATTGTTGTTCTTCTGGTTCATCAGAAGGTAGGCGTATAAAGCCACCTTGTCGGAACCGCATTAATGCCATTACAGTAGAATCCACTAAGTCATCGTGGCTCATAAACGGGAATCCCGCTATTTCTTCTACTACTTCTTCGGCCCACCTAGAAGGTGGAACCCAACATAACCTAGACTGCACAATATCAGATACGGAGTTTAAACGTGCAAGTTTATCTCCTGACCCTCTATGAGGTGTATATTCGGACACAGGTAGACCCATTCGTCGCATTTCTTGGTATAACGCTACACCTGAACTCTTTTTCTCTACTATAAAGGAGTCAGGTTCCCAATCTGTGTACTCTTGCATAGCCATTTCTTTCAGCTCATGGAACTCCATACGCTGTTTTATACTGTTTAGCAATATTATATTATACGCAGAAGTCTCTTCATTAAGAAACACCCCCCACGTAGTTAGTGCTGTGTAGTCAGCGCGGTTGTGTTTCTCTGCCGCAGCATCTAATGACATTATGACATACTCACACGACGGTGGGTTTTCCCCTTCCCATATATTCCACCACTCTCTTTTTACTAGGGCGGCTTCTTCGGCAGTGGGTTGTTGCTGGTATTGGGCGTTCCATTGGAACGTAGGCATTGATGCTTTAGTGCGTTTTAACGCCTCTAAATCAAAAAACTCAGGCCATAAAGGCTTTTCTACTGACTTCCCAGTTTTTTTGTCTTCTATTTCTAGTATGGCAGGGAATTCGATAACTTCAAACTGGTCAGACCTCTCATTCTGCGCCATGTCCTTCACAACACGCCCTGTTAGGTCGTCCATGTGCCAACGTGTTTGTATTATTGCTACCTTACCTCCGGGCATTAGTCGTGTACGAGCACCAAATGTGTACCACTCGTATGCTTTCTCAAATATTGAGAAGTTACCACTAATAACGTCCTGCTCAGAGTGAGGATCATCAATAAGTAGTAAGTCTGCACCACGTCCTGCTAGTGCTGAACCTACACCACAAGCATAATACTCTCCACCCACGCTAGTATTCCATCGACCTGCTGATTTAGAGTCAACCGCTAGCTTTACAGTAGGAAATATAGATCTATAGTCAGAAGTAGCGATAAGGTTACGCACTTTACGCCCGAAATCTACCGCTAAGTCGGTGGTATGCGACACCATCATTACTTTTTTGTTGGGATTACGGCCTAAATACCAAGCGGGAAAAAATATAGACACTAATTGCGACTTTCCATGACGTGGTGGGATGTTTACACAAACTCTATCTTTATCCCCAACTTCAATGGACATTAACATGTTTGCCAGTATCCTGTGGTGCTTACCCACTAGAAACTCAGGCATCATGCGCTTACAAAACTCTATAAGATCGTCATAAGCTAGGGTGTTTTGCTTACGGACGGCTATTTCATCTACTAAACGGTCTATCTCAACTACTTCGTCTTGGGAAAAAGAGTCTATGTTGTCCAGCATCTGCTGAATGTCCTCTTCCGAGAAGTCGGGAACGGCCTCAGTCATCATATTCTTCTTCATCTAGCCCTTCAACGCCTAGTTCAGCGTCTACATCAATAGGTTGGTTGTCGATAATAACGGCATCTTCGATATCTTCTACAGGATTTACTAACTTTTCTAGTTTTTGACGTAGTTTTGCCTTTAAATCGTCTGTTGACTGGTGTGTTATGGTCACCTCAGACTTCTCAGAGAACAATCCTACGTCCGACACCTTTCCTAGCAGCTCTAACGCACGGATTCTTACCCTTGCATCGGGGTTTTCTGTCTCTAGTAGAAGTTTGTTAGTAACTAGATACCTAACTTGGAGGGCGCTTTGGACTACAGACTGCCCAAACTCTTGCAAAATGTTGTTAGTTAACACTAATGAAGCGGGGGTTAGCGTAGCTGCGCGGACGTTAGTCACTTTCTTAGAGGTTGTTTCAGGATCATCAGCGTAGGCGATAGCTAATTTAGCAGCCACATCCTTATCACTCATGGTCGGTTCTATATCTAAGTCATGCTCTGCCAATTCTAAAGAGGTATTAGCCGCTGATTTTACGCGGTCTTTTAAATCGACACGTAAAACTTTGTCGGAAAGGGGTACGCCTATCTCTGGTTCTAATATTAAAGTCATTTATGTTTGCAGGTTATTAACCGAAGAACACTATATACCAGAAAAAAAAATTTTAGACAAGGGTTTTATAAAACAAGGGGGGTACGGCCTCAAATAGAAGATAAAAATACCGAACTCAGAAAAATACAATTTATTTGAGTGAATTAGTAATATATAGACCCAGTATAATTTTCTGGCCTGAGCGGCCCTATGGGGGGTAGTACCTATCGCGATATGTGTATTTGTGGGTTTTAGTGTGGGTTTATTGGTTCTGATGCTGTCCTATCTATTGCAATCACACGGTGATTTGTTATGTTGTATCTATCAAGGCGCAACAAGGCCTTGTAGCTTTCGCGGTGCTATTACCGCGCATTTTATAGGCAATTCAAAATGACAACATCTACAGCAGGAATAAAGCAAGTGAAAGAGTTTCAAAAGTTATTAGCTAATACATTCTCGCAAGAGGTTACAGTCGCAGGCTCAGTCAATGAGCTGATACATATGGCTGACATGTTAAAGCTTCCCGACACTCACTTCATCAGCCCTAATCTACCAGAGGGTAAGATCAAGAATGACCAACGCAATACTGATGCGGCATTCTATAGGGACTCGGTGCAAGCTATGATTGATAGCTTACCTGATGATGATCGAGAGTTAGTTACTCAGTGTAAGGATAAGGCCAATAAAGATAACCACACTGGTGCAGACTGGAAGCGAGGCAAAAAGTTATTGTCCGATGTATATAGTTACATGGGCACTACTCGCGGTAGGTTGATTAACAAGCGAGCTGGACTTACCCAGACTGGTAACAAAAAGAAAGCACCTCAGACACCTAATGGTGAAGCGGAGGTGATAGTAGATGAGAAGGAGTTGATGCTAAAGGCTCGCAAGAGAGTAGAGGATCTCAACAAGTACCTCACTGCTAACATGTCAGAGGATATTAGTAGTAAGGCTAATCCGCTGTTAGTTAAAGTACTAGCACTACTTATCAATCACTAGTCAATCAGGGCCAAGGATGGCCCGCTACTGGAGTAACATATGAAAGACGAATTGTTTGATCTGGATATACAAGATGCAGAGGATATTATGAACGGGTTTGATAGATTGGTTGAGGCTCGCATGACATCCAATAGGGAGCAAGTCAAAAGAGATGCTCTTAATTACTATCTTAAACAAGGTAATACGATTGAAGATGCTATGTACATGGCAGGATATACAGCCTCTCTTAATTGAGAGGTTTTTTTTGGCCTGCGATTTGACACCAGTTCCCCTCCTGCATTGAGTCTCTCGCCTGAGTTTGAGATCAGTTCCCCTCCTGCATTGAGCCTCGACCACATATCGCGATATGTACAATGTTACATTGTAAGTCATTGATATATATACAATGTTACCTTTTAGGGCCTAATGTTACCCTAATGTGACAAAATTAAGGGTCAAAATGTCACATTATCAAATCGTTGTAATCTGTGGCAAGTAGTAGGCAAGGCTACCTGATGTTAACAGTGACAAAGTATCTAAACGTATCTATCTATTAGTATTTATTAATACTTACTTATAATGTTACATTTTCAAATATATATATACCCTCCGTAGAGAATACTAGATTGTGACAGATTCGTTCGAGGGTGATCGAGCACCTCATTTTCTGATATAAAACGCAACTTTGTAACATTGTATATATATCAAGGGCTTACACATACCTACTACGTAACAATATGTAACATTACACTACAATACACTTCTACACACTCCCTGACACGTTTAACCACGACTTGACATAAACTACAAGACAGTGTATACTAGATAGAGTGATTGGGGATCACACGTCACTATGGTTACACAATAACGTGTCACCACAAAAGTACATATCGTGATATGTACAAACCACTATAAGGAATAAAGACATGACAAGCGAATGGAAAGACCACGTTGCATCCTGCGCACGCGAGATAGCCGCAGAGAAAGAGACAGTCCCATATGGGTATGACGACTTGCGCGATGAACACACCATGTTCGTACAAGATATAGATGCCGACCTTAAAAAGTACTGGCAAGCAACGCAAGGGAGAAAGCTATGAGTATTGTAATCTTAGTTGTTGTTAACCTATTTGTGTGGGGCTTTATGCTCAAGCTAATGATAGGAGGTGAGTGATGAGTAACTTAATTGAGATGCATGGTATCGGCAATACCTACGGATGTATGCAAGTTTGGGAGACTGACGGTAAGTTCTTTTGGTACATCGAAGACTATGACAGTCACAAATTCTCACTTGCAGAGAGAGGGGAAGAGATACCCGAATCGTTGTACAAAGAACTACTGGCACACTACCACAAGGACAAGCCAGAACGTGACCGCGAAGAGGCAATGCAGGAAGCTATCCGTAAGGGTCAGGCCAAGGCACAAGCCGAAGAGTTTGCCGCTACACGCGTTGCAAGTGAGTTGGCTAAACAAGAGTACCGCAAGAACAACCCCATATGTGACTACGCAACCCCTGCGTTAATGCTAGAAGGATATTATGCAGGTGATGTGGATAGGGACGCTCTACTGCGTACGTTTG